TCAATCCAAGCTTCAAATAAATGTCGTATTCTATAATTCTCATCATTAATAACAGTTACTGTCCAATCTGCAAATGTTCTATCTATAGAAGGAACTTTAAATTCTCTACCTAAAAAATTTATAGGAACACTAGCGATTGTAGATTCTGGTATTTGTGCAGTTTTAATAAAAAATGATGCATAGTTATCATCACTTATACCTAAAGAATTTCTAACACCTGTTAACTCGCCATTTGTCGGCAATTTTATTTTAGCATAAAATAGTGATGGTCTTGCTCCTCCACCAACTAATTTATTTCTTAATGCGGTAACACTGATTCCCATTTATTCTCCTTTGAAAAGTGGGCGCTATGCGCCCGTTATTTCTTATACACCCAAGTCGGTAAAGTCTACTGACTGACCAACTGCTGTGAAGTTTAATTTTATGAAGTTGATTACATATGTCGGTTTTACATATATATCAGCTACAAATTTATTTTCTTCAATAAGTGCATTCGTGTTGTTTGTTTCATCACAAATTACACGGAAATCAGAAATACCTTGTTGTGCCACAACAGTCTCAAGATATTTTTCAGCTACTCTAGCAAATTCGGTCCGAGTAGTTGGTGTATTAAATTCAAATAATCTTGTTCTTGCTTGCGCAACAATAAATTCCTTCAGAGTAATAAACAATCGTCTTACATTAATTCGATCAAATGCACTTGGAATTCTTTGTAATGTCTTATCACCATAAAGAATAGTTCCTTCTCCTCGGAATGTTACAACTGGATTAATTTGATTGACATATAAATCATCACGTTGTTTTTCTGAAGGATTGTATGCTAATTTTACAACGTTCTTAATTTCTCCTCTTGCAGTTCCAGCAGGAGAATACCAAGGTTGAAAATTAGCATCAGTCTGTGCCATCAAACCAGCAATGTCTCCAGATAACGGTAACCATCTGTATGTATCAGCATAACCGTCATATTGATATTTAAAGTTTCCATCCATAATTCCATAAGAACTACTATATACCGCATTTCTCCACTGAATCAAGTTATCAGTTATATCTTGTGGATTTGTAACACCTCTTGCAACTGCACCATATTCGGGAGAAACACAAACTACACAATCCTTTCTATCTTCAGCAACTTGAATCATTTTAGAAATTGCAAGATGATAATTCAATGGATTTGCACTATCATATGTCCATCCAGTTATGAAGAAATCTAGGTCATATGATTCTTTTGCTCTAAACAATTCAATAGCTGCAGTCAAGTCATCATTACCTACTGAGCTACCATTTGTTCCTGCACTGAACGCAGATACGCTTGCATCTGAACCAGATGAACCGAGTGTTACATTGTATGGTACAAATACAGTACCAAGAGAAGGTCCTCCCCAATTGCTTGTATATACTGTGCTATTCAGAGCATGATTTGCCCAGCGTACCCAATCTGAATTTGTATTCACTCTTGTGACATAATATGTTGGCACTCCATAGTCATCTTTGCCATCATTTGCCAATGATAAAAATGCATATGTCTCTAGCACTTCACCCATATTCCCAGTAATAAAACCTTGATTATCTACTACTACGATATGTAACTGATCATTGTAGTTTCCATTTGGGTCATCATTCAATGCACGAATATTATTTGAAGTTGCAGGTTCGCCATTAAATAATTCTGCATATTTCCATGAGCGGTACCATGCAACTGGCGCACCAACTAAAACTTCTCCAATTAAATTTGCATGTAACGTAAGTTGTGTGTCACTATTAACTTTTGAAACTCTAAGTGTTTGACCACTTACGGTAACATGATCTCCAACAGATACTTGTTTAGTAAATGCAGTTCCTACACCATTTAAAAGATTGGTATTATTGGTAAAATATACCATACCCATTAAATTGTTTGGTGAATTTCTTCTTGCTCCATATGAAAATTCTCTAAACTTTGAGCGTTCTTTTACAGTAACTTCTGTCAAGAAAGAAGCATTCAGGTGCACCATTGCCGACGGTGTAGTAGTTGTTCCAACATTTACGAAAGCAGATACTGATTTGTTTCCTGTGTCAATACTGTCTATAAGTAAATTGTATTCATCTGTACCAACAGTGAAAGAAACTACTTTTTGCTCAGAAACAACACTCAGGTCTTCTTCAAAATAACCTGTTGCTGTGTCCATAAAATTGAAATATGTGTTTGTACCTAGACCATCATTGTGAGCAAATTTTACATCATATTTACCACCAACACCTGGTGTAAATTCAATCATATTTACATTTGCTGTATTGGCATCTGCCAATCCTACTGTATGCTCTCGTTCTGTAGCAAAACACATGTCTACTTTGAGAGTGTTTCCTAATGTTCCTGGATAACGTGCAATCCAAGAACCATATGAATTTGTACTACCAAAAATAATACCACTGCCGCTGCCATCATTTAAACCACCTTCGCTAATGAGAAGTTTATCGTAGTAATCTTCATCATTGAATACCAATACTGGACTTCCTGAAAATGTAGCATTTTTAGCGGTGCTGTTGTCAACTAACCTTACAACATTTAAGGTTTCTCCATACTCTAAGAAGTTTTTGCCATTAAACCATTCAACGTAGTTATCATTTGTTGGTTTTCCAAATTCCAAGGCTAATTCTGTTTCATTTGATACTAAAGTTGGAATCATTGCAGGTCCCCAAGTAAAGCGACCAATGACTCCACCTACACTACCTTGTGAAACGGTTACTTGACGAATCGAATTGTCAATTTCATTCGTAACAATTCCCGGTGAGAGTGGAAAATCTGCCATGTTGTATCCTTTTTATGATGCTTGTTATATATAAAAAATACATCAAAAAATAAATTACAATTAATTAATTTTTTTATTTAAAGATATTTATCAATTTTCGACTTTGTAAATACCTTCAAACAGCCATTTATTTTGTCTAAGCATTTCAATATCTTGAGTTTCGTTTTCTTCATCAAATGATGGTGCGATGAATTCATCCATACCATCATTTAAAAATCCAAAAGGTAAATAATTTTCTTCATTTTCTTTTTCTTCCACATATCGCATTAAATTTTCACGTATATTACTATCATACAATTCTTTAAAATATTCTTCATCTACCATCCAAGAAAATAAAACAAGTGTCATCACACAATCATCATGTTTTCCATTTTCTGCCTTATATGAACCAGATTTTGCATCAACTGAAAAGGTTAAAAATTCTCCGACTGTATCAGCGTCAGTTACTAATAATTGATCCTTTTCGACTAACATTTTTAAATTAGAACATCCTATTCTCTTTACTCTTGGTGTTGTGGTAATTCCAAATTTAGCACCTTTATGGAAACCACTGGATAATGAAGTTTTCATATCTCGCTTAACAGTTGTAAATATGTTTTCATATTCTAAATCTTGTGTTAACACATCAGTTACTTGTGAGCCAATATTATTCTCTTCTACAAGAACATATGCTTTATTATATTGTAGTGCTGCATTGTGAATTACTCTGGCATATATGATCGGTTGAATTGTATTGTCTCTGAATACAGCAACAACTCTAAATGGTTTCATAGAAACATCTATCACAGAAAATACAGAAAAATCTTGTTCTCTTCCTTTTGAAACATCCGCCACAATTACATAATCATGACCCTCTTCCACATCTTTATAAATTTTTAAATTCTCAGTTTGTTTTGAAGGTCTTTCAATTGGCATATCTTTAAGTTTATTAGAACTGATAAGTGTTGATGTACTTCCTAAGAATTGACAACAATGTTCTACAAGAAACTTCTCTTCTCCAAATTGAGCAACAGTTTTCTTTTTCCATTCATCATCTCTATCTGGTCTTTGATGCCACATCACTTTGTATGGAACAAAATCATTCACACCTGCTTCTGCTTCTGTCCAAAATTTATAGAAGTGATTTAATCCTTTTGGTGTGGATGTCATGACAACTTTAGATGTCGTACCAGAAGAAATAGTAGGATAGGTAGCTGACCAGAAAATATCAAAATTATCCACAAAGGCACATTCATCCACATAGAGCAAGTTGATAGTCTCACCACGAATGCTGTCTCCTGTTGATGCTGATACCATCACAGAGCATCCATTCTCAAGTTCAATTGAATTTACATTCCATGATAAAACACCTTGTTGCATCCATAGCGGTATGTGTTCATATGCTTGCTTGATGAGTCTTAAACTCTTTCTGGCAGTCTTTGTATAGTTGGCGAGAATTGCAACGTTCTTTGAGCTATTGAAAAGAATATAATGAAGAATATACCCACAAACGGTAGTTGTCTTGGAAATCTGTCTTGCTGACAAAACAATTGTGTTTCTATTTTGGTGAACAAGATTTATTATGTCCTCCTGGTAATCCCATAATTTAATGATTTGTTTACCTTTATCAATAGTTACAATTTGAAAATAATTATTTAAAAAATAAACAACATCATTTTTACATTTAATATATTCTTCAATTTGTTCACGTTCAAAAGGAATTTCTTGCCCAACTCTTTTAAGTCTAGGATTGTTTTTATAGTTTTGTAACTGAACTGACATAATTCGCCTTTTTGGAAATGAATAAATAATATAAACTGTCTATCTATTTATTTCAAGGAGATTTTATATATGAAGAGTTTTTTAGGATTTCTGAAAGAACAATCTACTTTAGTAGATGAAGGACTTTATATAGGAGAAGATTTTCCTGCTGGTAAATATACATCAACAAAAAGTCAACCTATTACGAATAAAACGCAATTAGGTTATTATTTATATTTTGTAGAATATGCTTCTCTTACCAGTAAAAATGTAAACAATATTTATTTTGGAATTAAACATAAGCCAGGTGAAGATGGAAATCCTGATTTATTTTGGGGATCACTAAGAACAAGAGCAACTGGAAAAAATGACATTTTACATAATAAAAAATATTGGACTGATAATGTAATAGATTGTGATGGTGATAAATGTTCTCCAGATTCAACAATAAAAAATAGTAAAATATATTTGTCATCTTCATCAAATAAAAATCCAGAAAGTTTACCAAATACATTTTTTGTTGGATTGACACAAGATAAAAAATTTCATCCTTGGATTATGAATACTGCAACATTAAAATATGTTAAGCAGGCTGCAAATAAAGGTGATAGTAAGATTACAGTTTTACCAATAGAAAAATCAAGAAACAAAAAAATACCATCACCATTAGAATATGCATATAAAATTTATGTAATAGATGATATGACGGAATTGAATAGTACACTAGAAACTGTATTAAAAAATCCTACTTCTAAATTATCTTCTGAAGTGAAAGATTTTTTCAAAGAGATGAAAGACAAAGAACAAATGTTATTATCTATGTTGGTTGAATTGGCAGCAGACGATGTTATTAAAAAATATTATCAAACGATTTTAGAATTTTATAAAGAAAATACAAATTATAAAAAACCCAAAGAATTTAATTCAGAAGAAACTTATAAAAAGTTTTTATTAGAATCTATTAAAAATAATCCTTGGACACTAGTTGGTACGTTTGAAGCACTTGGCACAACATTAATGTTTGATTTAATTAAAGGTGACAAAAAAAGTATAAACTATGAGCATTTAAAGAATAAAGAATTACAAGTTAAATCTACAGAACTTTCGTTATCACTACATGATACAAGTAAAAAATTAATAGAGTCTATTGGAAAAGTTTATTTTCCTGAGTCCGTTGATGATGATACTGCCATTCAAATTGCAGCATTCATGAAAGGCGTCAAAGGTGAAAAAATGAATATTGAATTGAAGGCAAAAAGAAAAAAAGAAGCGGCTGAAGCTGAAAGAAAAAAAGCAGAAGAAAGTATGAAAAATTTATTGTTTGGTGGTTATGTTTCTCCTCAATTACCATTATTATATAAAGCAGTTAATGATAACGATAAAAACGCATTGGCAGAACTAAAAAAGTTTTTTATTGAAGTAGAACTTCCTGCTTTGTATAGATTAGAACCAAACACTAAATTAAATAAAATTTTTCCAACTCTACCAAAAGAAGGTCAAAATACTTTAAGATTGCTAAAATCACCAGCACCAAAAAGTTCTGGTGAAATGAATACATGGAATGAAACACCAGAGAAATTAGAAAATATAAACCCTGTCAAAGCTGCAAGTTTAGGACTCACTAGTGCTGAACTAGATAGAAGAACGTTTTATCTAGCAGATTTTATTCATTTAATATTTAATAAAAAACTTACGAACATTTCTATTAAAATAAAAGATTTTGTTGAGAATAGTGGATTTATAGAAATAAAGAATGAACAAATGGTAATGAAAGAATCAGTTGTTATTAATGAGAATATGGAAAAAGAAATAAAAGACACTGCACTAGTTCATGTAAAAAATATAATTAACTTAGAAAAGAATCCCTTTAAAAATATATTTTTTCAATTTAATGACAAAGAAATTACAATACATGCCAGTCAACTAAAGGAAGATGCTTCTGATGATAAAGCTTTAAACACTTTCAAAAAAGCTATTTTATTTGGTGCTAATTTAGGTTCAATTCATAACAACATAAGAAAAAGATAATAAATGAAGGCCAATATTCATTTCAATCATTATCAATATCAAGGTGAGCAAAATCTTGTTCAGGATATTCATGATGAGATTATTCAGATTTTAGGCGTGAATGTTTCTTATTTACCAAAAGAACATTTTGATTATGATTTAATTATGGGTTCTGACGATGATCAAAGATTTAATAAAGCATATCTAATTGAGATGATGATGGACCAAATTGATGATTATGTGGGAGATGAACTTCTTGGTAAATTTGGACTGCAAATTGAAGAAACAATTAGTTTGATTGTGTCCCAAAGAAGATTTGATGAAACAAAAATACCAGAGAGACAACGACCACATGAAGGTGATATTATATATTTACCAACAGACGGACGTTTGTATACAATAACTTATGTTGACTATCAAGCTCCAGGCTTTCTACAAGCAGGTATATTTCCTAATTATAGATTGTCTTGTGAATTGTATACTCCAAGTCATGAACAAATTCAAACTGAAATTAAACATATCGATGAAGCAGATCAAGAAGTGTATAGTTTAGATATTCCAATAGATGATATTGTTGGTAGATTTGCAACGAATGAAAAAGTAATTGGTCAAACATCTGGTTTCATAGCTGATGTTAAAAAGTTTTTCCCAAGAAAAAAGGTGTTGTCTGTGAATCATTTAAATGGATTGTTTGAGCCAGAAGAAATTATCATTGGACAAACATCACAAGCACAGGCAAAAGTAACACAAATGATTCAACATGTGGACAACAAATCTGTTGAGAATATAAAACTTGAAACTAACAAAGAATTCAGAGATCAAGGTGATGCTTTGATTGACTGGGACCCTACTAATCCATTAGCATAAACAAAATATGTTTTTCAGTAAAAATGTAGAAGAACAAGATCAGTATCATCAAACAATACGCAATCTAGTTGTAGTCATAGGTTCTTTATTTTCTAAAATGATTTTGGTAAGAAAAAATCATAAGACAGATGAAATTGAAGAAAAAATAAATGTTCCTATTAATTTTTCCAATCGTGATAAAATGCTTACACTTGTTAGAGAATCACCAAGTGTAGAGGCAAAGAACACAAATTACACATTACCTCGTATTGGATTTTCTTTTGAGGGTTTATCATATGATGGTCAACGTATGTTACCAAAAACAGGTGGCAGAGGAAGACCAACAAAAGATGAGAAAAATAAAAAAGATGCAATCATAATGTACAATGGAGTTCCGTATAACTTTGATTTTACAGTATCTATTGTTGCTAAATATGCAGAAGACCTTACACAATTAGTAGAAAAAATATTACCTTATTTCACTCCGAATTTAAATATCACGTACCGTGCAATTCCAGAATTGAGTATAGATATTGATGTTCCATTATTATTGAATAGTGTAAATTGGCAAGATGATTATCAAGGATTACAAGAAAGAAGAATACTGATTGCAGATTTATCATTAACTGCAAAATCTTTTATATTTCCACCAATTAAAAGTTATCCGAAAGTCAATACGGTTTTTGTA